ATGGTCCGATAGTTGAGGACCGCCTGCATCTGCCGGTCGGTCAGGCCGATGGACTGTCGGAACAGCCTCGCGGTCGCTCGGGGGTTCAGACCCTGCTCGTTGGCGTAGATCAGTGCTCGACGGGTGGCGATGCGCTGCTGGGCAGTGAATCCCTGAACCAGCCGCAGCTGGTTCTCCCTCATCGCGTTGACCACGAACGGATTGGTCTGGTCGAAGTCGATGATGATCTGTCCCAGCCTCCGGTTGATCTGAGAGGCAACGTCGTTGGCTGCGCGGATGAACTGCTCGTTCCGTGCCCTGCCCAACCGAGGCACCGCAGCCATCGTCCGGGTCAGTGCTTCGTCGATCCTGCCTGCCTCGAGCAGAGCCACAAGCTCGTTGATCGGCACAGCGGCACCCATGATGCTCACCATGTCGAGGAACGCTCTACGCAGTTCCGGCTCTGCGTTCTTCAGAGCCTGCTCAAGACGGACGTCGGCCATTCAGTAGGGTCGGACGAGGAGGGTGTAGGTGGCAGAGGCGGGATCGCGGTCGATCTCCACGATGTTGTATTCGGTGCCTTCGATCAGCACTCGGTCTTCGGTCTCGGGCACCTGTGCGCTCTGGATGCTGGCGCCCAACAACACGATGATCTTGGTCCCGTCCATCGCCAGCGTATCGGAGAAGTTGTTGTTCTCTTGGCTGTCGATGAATCCCTTGCAGGTGTAATCCTGCGTTGTGGGCTGCCGGCCAGCGGTCGGGTTGAGTGGATCGCGGACACCCTGGGTCACCTTGCGGAGAGTCGCCGGCAACAGGGACGGACCGAGTTCGTCGTTGACGATCTTGGCGATGTCAATCCCGAAGTTCTTGAAAAGGTCTCTACTCATTCTTGGGCACCAGGAGGATTCCGGTTCGGCCGTCTTCTGTCTCGACAGCAGCGCATTCGAAGTTGTCAGTGACTTCCTTGACTTCGTCCTCGCTTACAGCCTCATAGACCTTGAACTTTTGAACTCCATCAGGATCCGTGTAGTAGGTGGCTGTCAGCATCTCAGTAGAATCCGTCTCCGGACTTGTCGAAATCGTCTTCGTCGAATGCGCTGGAGTTGCCGGTCCCAGTGGCGGTCGCCTTGTTGGTGGCGGAACCAGCGAGGAAGCAGGCAACCAAGTCCTGTGCCACCTGCGGGAGTCGGGTGTCCGATGCGCTGTTGATCGTCGGCTGGAAGAACTCCACCTGCGCAGAGCCCGCCCCGACCTTCTTGATGTTGCTCCCTTGTCCGCTGCTGTTCTGTGCGGTGGCGTCCGCAGCGAGGATCTCGGCCAGCTCGAACATGGCCTGGACAATGGGGTCCGGCACGATGTTGTCGGCATAGGTGATCCCACGGCAGGTCGGGAGCCCAGTCCGAGGGAACGCCAAGGGCTGGGGAGTGTCCGGGTCCGTCGGGGCACCAGACCACTGCAGTCGGTCAAGCCACTTCGTCGCGCTGACAAGTGCCCGTGCCTGGTCGTCCGCACTCAGGGCAGCGAAGTCCGCTGCTCCCAGGATGCCGGCCAGGTAGGAGGTGGCGTCTCCGACCGGATTGCTGGTCAGTCCGTAGACGTTGTAGTCTACAGAGGAGATAGTGACTGTCGTTGCAATGCCCATCAGACGCCTCCCTGGAAGAGATCGAACGCTGCTTTCGCCAGCAGCCCGAACACCGTAGCCGTGAGAGCCCGTTCGCGCCACAGGCGACGCTCCAGGTCCTGCTCGAGTCTGTCAAGGCGGACGACCATGCCCTTGTAGCCGTTCCCGTCTCCGAAGACAGTGCGCTCCAGCCTGGCGGACCGAGCAGTGGACTCAGTCTGGTGCTCCATGACCCTGTTGGTCAGGGTCTCGAGCAAGGTCTCGATGCGTGCGAGACGTTCTTCCATCTCATTCATCCGTGTTCTCCTCCTCCGGTTCGGGGACTTCCTCTTCTTGCGGAAGTGGACCGGAGAGAGGGTCGTCCATCAGCGCAAGGTCGGTTTCGTCTTCCTCCGGAGCATCCGGAAGACCAGCCAAGTCCCGCATCGTGTTGACGGCAGGATCGTTGATACCGAGCGGGGCACCCGCAGCAGCCAGATCCTTGAGCACGGCGGAGAGTTGTTCGATGTCGCGATACTGGACCTGCTCCGTCTTGAATGTGGGCTTGAGATCCTTGTCCCAGCCGTTCAGTTCGAAGAGGGGATCCAGGAAGTCCTTCTCGAAGGTCGCCTTGATCTCGTTGAGCGTGCCGTCCACCAGGAGGCCGAACGATTGGGTCTTGTCACGAGAGAGCGCGAAGGAACCTGCGCTGTCGGAGCCGAGGAGCAGCTGCTCTACCCCGAGGATCCGCGCCATCTCGCGATTCACTCGCTCAATCGCAGCGGCGATCTCGGTGTGGGGACCTCCGTCCCCTTGCAGCAGTTCGATGTCCCATTGCTTCGAAGCGACGGGGGTCTGCTGCTCTCCGGTGCCTCGGTGCGGTGCGCTGTCCAGGAACAGGGAGGTGTCCTTGCCCTTGAGAGCGTTCTTGATCCAGGTCTCGATCGGAGCGCGAAGATCCGCTGCCTGTTGTGCGCTGAGTTGGCCAGCCTTGACCATCTTCTCAAGCTCCGCGAGAGGGCCACGCCCAATCGGCGTGCCTCTCAGGTCCCGCTCGAAGCCCCACCCTTCCAGGATCTCGTATCGCTCTAGCCGAGCGAAGCTCTTGGCCAGGTGGCGGAACAGCCCAACACCCTCCGGGCTGTCGTTGATAGTGTCATCCACCAGGTAGAGGCACTTGCCTCGGGGGATGAACAGATCCTGCTGTGTTTGAGGGCTCCTTTGGATGATCGAGAGCACAGTGCCGGAACGGTCGGTGTCCCAACGTTCGATCGTGTTCTGGGGACGAGGCTCAATGTCCTGGAACACCAGGGTGCCGTCCTCTTCCCGGCGCATCGTCCATTCCTGGACGGAGAATCCGTAGAAGCGAAACATCGCTGCCCGCCGGACCACTCTGTGCCAGGGGGTGGTCATCCCGTGCATGATCTTTTCGATCTGCTCGGCCATCTCCTCGGCTTCGCTGCTGCCATCAGTAGGCTCCACCTGCCACTTGGCCTTCGCCACCAGGTTGAGGAAGAATCGGACACCAGCAGAGACGATCGCGCTGTTGGCGATCATGTTGCTGTAGGTCAGATACTTCTGGCGTCCGGTTAGGCGGTTGTCCTTCTCGTTCTCTACGATGAATCCACCGTAGATCGCAGTGCCGGGTGCGCCGACCGTGTCGAATGGGCTGTTGCTGGTTGGACCGGAGTCTACCACCCGGCGTCCTGCGTCTTGGTCAAGGCTGGTCATCGTCTGTCTCGAATCCGGATCATCAGACGACGAGCAGCGCTCAGTCGTTCACGATCACGTTCAGTGAGGTTCTTGTTGTCCTTCAACACTCTCTCGATGAGATTGGCAGCGTGGTCCGCACGGGACTCAGGAGTCTGGCATCAGCTCACGGGTCACCTTTGTTTCTGCGTCGAGTTCGATCTCGTCAACGATGAGATCAAGCTCCACAGTCAGTTCATCTGTGTCCACGTTGATCTCAGGAATGCGAATGGCTCTGACGCGCAGATCAAGCTCGTTGCCCTCGTCATCGTAGAACTTGCATTCTCGGTTCGGGAATCGTCCGATCTTGATCTTCATTGGATAGCCATTCCGGGGACAGTGGCGATACCGAAGTCCCTCTGCCGCGACATGAGGAACGCGAACGCACGACTGGCTGCGTCGATCTGGTCGAGGTAGGTTCCGTTCGGGAACAGGCTCGCCTCGGCCACGAACGCATCATTCCAGCTCGCGCGCACAAGCGCGATGTTACCTGCTTCCGACTGCGCTGCCAAGGGGCGAGCGCGATCTTCTTTCGATCCTGACTCAGGGGAGAAATGGACATCGCGCCCAGCGAGGATACTGGCTAGTCGTGACTTCTGAGCCTTGCCGGACTGGCCGGGATCCTGGGGAAGCGACATGGGCGCACGAGTGCTATCCGCGCATCGCTTCAGTTCCTGCTCCACCTCATGGGGAGTCATCCGCATCCGGACCACATCCCCGATGATGATCTGATCGCCCACCTGACACATCTTGACTCCGGCGGTGAACGCTCCGTTCCCGTCCTTGGTGGCCGCGAGGTCCCAGCCCCAGAACCATTGTGCTTCCTCCGGAGCCTTGTCGATGTAGTTGAAGTCCTTCTTCTGGAACATGCCACCGCCACGGGGGATCGGTCGCTGTTGCAGCTGGCCAGCCTCTGCGTATGTGCCTCCGGTGCTGCGGAACTGGGCTTTCAGGTCCTCGACGGACTCACGATCGAATCGCTCCGGCCAAGCCAACTCTCCGTCCTTCTTGCGTGGGTCGTGCTTGTAGAGCAGCTTGCCCTTCGGGTAGGGGACATAGTAGGGGATCGGCTCTCCGTCCTCCTTGACCCGGCGCATCTTCTTCCCGGTCTTGTTCTTCCCCTTCACGGGGGTCCAGGACACGAACTTCTTCTCGCACTCCATCGGGATACA